CTTGCTCTGGTGTAAATTGAACTTGAACACCAGCAGCTTTTAAATTCGAATTAGCATTATAAATTTGTGCCATAATTAAAAGTTATCTAACCAATTTTCAGATGATACTGTTGCATTAGTTACATCACCCTGTGCGCTATACACTTGATTGGGATGACTAAAATCTTCATTATTTCCAATATTGGTACCAACCTTAGAAATAATACCTTGATTTGTAGTGGCACCAAATATAGAAGTTTTAATTGTAAAACTTAATGTATGCGTAACAAACCTACGAGTTTGGAAATCACCATCATAATCATCTTGAACAGTTACACTATTTAAAATTACTGGACATGGTGTTGTAATTCCCATCTCTTCAACTTGTTTAATTTGAAGAGTATACTCAGGTGTAAAGGTAGGAAGAATCTGTTCTAAAATTTGAAGACCATCTTCCTGTGTTTTTGTAAGGATATACAAATATATATCGATATTATAAGGGACTGGACTGAAGACTTTATTTTGTGATATGCTCCCAGTACCAGCAGTAACCGTAGACATACGATTGGTTTTGCGAGTAGCATCATATGTATAACCAGTAATCTCGAAAGACATTCTTGGTAAAGTTATGTAAGTATTATTTTCTAAATTTGGATCTGAGTCCAAACGAACTAACCATTTTTCTTTTGGTGCATATGCCAGCGGAACTTGAACTCTTTGTATAGTTGTGCCATTTACAGAATTACCTTGATTTCGATCGATATAAATGTTGCTAAACAAACTACCAAATCCAACGATAGTTTTTCTAATTATACCATGATAAAAAACCTGATTATTTAACACGTTAGCCTTGCGTAATAGTGAATGGACCAGAATACGTTGGGCAAGTTCCTGCTATTAGTGTATTCGATGCAGAGTTAAATGGATTAAATAAATGTTTTTGGGCACTACCTTTAATAGATCTATGATTGGTATAATCATTATCTAATCCAGTAGTATATATAGTTGCAGTAGCTTTATCAACCATAGATGCTTTAATTGAAGCTGGAGATGCAGTTGGACTTAACTGAAGAAATAACGCTCCAAGTCCAGCAGCTAATGGAGTGGCCATACTAGTACCAGAAATACAAACTTGCTTAAAGCTACTATTTAAATAATAGTTGCCACCACCGAATCTATTTGTAGTAGAAGTAGAACTATTAACAAGATATCCAGGTGCATACAATTCAACATCTGGTCCACTTTCACTAAAAGTAGCTTTCTGATCATATGTTGCATCGAATGTAGTGCTATCTGTTGCACCAACTACTATTGCAGCTGGACATGTAGGACTTCCTGCTCTATTGTAAAAATAATTAACACCACTAGTCGTATAATAGTTATCATAGTCTAAACCTCCAGATACATCTATTTTATGATAATAATTTCCAGCTGCTCTGAATATAATAACTCCTGCTGCAGCTACTGCAGCCAACGAGGCATCTTCAGAATCATAGCTCATACCGATTCTCGTACCTAAATTACCCTTAGCAGAGTCGGCAACAGTAGATGTATAATTTGTTCCACGATATCGTCCACCAGTCATACCACCAAAGTCATGAATATATCCCCAACTTATAGTTAATATAGTTGGACGCTTAACACCTCTGGAATCAACAGCTTTATTATTATGAAACCCAATCACTACGTTATAAAAATCTGAAATAGTTATTCCAGTTCCAGAATCTCCAGAACCTTCTAATCCATTAATTTTAATAGAATATACCCGTGCGTTTTTCGCAAACCCAAATGTTTTACCTGCAGCAAGTCCTGCACAATGCGTGCCATGCCCATCATAATCTCTATAGTGATTGGCGTTTTGCGTGCCAGATACACCACTGGCAGTAAACCAGTTAATTTGTTGAACACGGCTATTACCAGTTGCATCAATAAATTCTGGATGGTCAACTTGTAATCCTGAGTCTGCGACAATAATATCAACACCAGCACCATCTAAAGTGTATGTATAATCAGGAGTACTTGCAGTATTTCCTGTACCATAAACATTAGTTGCAGCATTTGCTCTGATTAATCCCCAGTTACCAATAGAACCTGTATATGTTCCCTTCGGGTGAGTTACACCTCCCATAACAGCCATGTTAAAAATTTTCATGTCATCACGACAATTTACAGATTGGACACGTGGGTCGGATGCTAATGTTGTTGCTTCTTCAGCTGTTAAATAATAATCACAGTGTTGTGGTAGAAATTTCATCTCATTAGAAATTTCTACTGTTCTATCTGGAACATTTGGAACTTGATTGGTATTACTTTCTAACTCATGCCAGAATTGATCATATACTGCTTGCGCAGCAGTTTTTAAATATACTGAATAATTTTTAAGTAACATTATGCTGCAGATCCAGTATCAAGATTAACCCAAGCACCATTTTGATAGCCTTGGAATTTATTGACTGTTGTATTATAAATCATGTCACCATTAGATGCAGCAATAGAATTTCGTGCTGTTGTTGTATAACTGGCTAATCTAAATGGAGATGCGGTTACAACAACAGCAGTTCCTGCAGCTAAGTTAATGTTGGTACTACTTGTTAGTGTAGGAGTTCCAGTCGCTGTTGAAGTGATACTTCCCGAGATAGTTAGTCCAGTTAAAGTTCCAAAAGATGTTAATGACGAATTAACAATACTTGATGGGAGAGTCGTCCCAGTTAAATTACTAGCTGCATTTGAAGAAGAAATAATCCCACCTGAAATAGTGATAGAAGTTCCATCTGGTTGAACCACGCCAAGTGCACTGGTAGTTGCTGCTGATAATCTAGCAACAGGAACAGTTCCGCTACTTAAATTAGAAGCATTTAATGATGTAAGATTTGCACCAGAAACTGCACCAAAAGAACCTGACCAAGTACCAGTAGTAATGGTTCCAACTGCAGTTAAAGAAGAAGTTACTACGTTAGCTGCTAAAGTAGTTCCTTGTAAACTAGTAGCATTGTGATTGTGTCCAGACGCAGGTACTACTACTAACCCAGTTATATCAACTGTAATTGTTGTTCCATCAACTCGAACTCCACCAATGGCAGCTGTAGTTGCAACAGGTGGGGTAAATGTAGTTGGTTTACCTGTTACATCAGCATAAGCACCAGTGGTAGCAACAGTTGCTAACGTAGGAGCACTAAGCAACTTGCTGTAAGATAAAGATGTAAGCCAAGAAGGATTTGAATAACTTCCCGTTGTATAAACTCCATTGGTCACTGTACCAGCATTACCAGTAACGCTACCAGCAATAGGATTAGTGACACTAAGGTTTGTCAATACACCAACTGCAGTAAGAGATGATAATGTAACATTAGATGCTAAAGTAGTTCCACTTAATGTATTAGCATTGGCAAACGCACAAATCACTCCGCTACCATTAATTGTAACTGTAGTTCCATCAACTTTAACTCCACCAAGAACAGTAGTACTTGCAGTTGGTAACGTATAAGCTGCAGGAATAGATGGTTTATTTAAAATCTGAGAAAGACCAGATGAAGCGTTCCAATCAGATGGAACCTGAGCAGCAGGAATTGCTGCCACTGAATTGTATAGTTCTGTAAAATTACTATTTACTTTTGTAAATGCTGTTCTTATACCATCGCCAGTTCCACTATTGGATCCTGTGCCTAGATTAATTATTTGTTTAGACATTATAGAGTATCCGTTTTAATTGTTTCTGAATCTGCTGTAATTACAGTTGAATCCACATCATATGATGGAACTATAACTGTTGCTGGAATAGATTGAACTTCGCCAAATGGGTTGTTCGCATTAAATAATATTTCAGATGCTTCGGTTTTAAACTTGGTATTATCGCCGAATGACTCCGCTGCATTATCATTATTAACAATAATAGTTGATACAGCTGTAGCACCAGTTCCACCTCCACCAACGAAAGATAATACAGGAGCAGTAGAGTATCCTGTACCACCTGATGTAAGTGTTAAATTAGTAACTCTACCATTGGCAATAGTTGCTGTGGCAGATGCACCTGTACCACTAGATGATGTAAATGTAATGGTTGGTGTTGTAGTATAATTGATACCTGGATTGGTCAAAGTAATAGTTCCAACTTCTCCATGAATATTTCTTGTTGGGTTTATGTTCAAAGTCTTAAGAGACTCGAATACATCAATGTCTTTATTACCAGTATCAATGGCTTCAGAAGCATATTGAAACAACTCTACTTGTAATTTATAAACATAAAGTTTACCAAGTTGGTAGAATGGATCTTGGTGAGCAACGAATTTAATTTCAAACAATCCTTTTGATAGTGGAAAGTAAATTAAGTCACCTTCATTTGGTCGTGTTGGTATTATAGTAACTCCATAACGACCAACGAACTGATTCCAACGTCTACGTGCCACAACTAATGTTGCAGTCTGTTCCATCATTAAACCAAACTTCTGAATAAACGCACCCTGTCCACCGAAAGAGTCTACGTTCTCAAAATACATCTCGATAGGAAATGATGAAGTGAATTTACTTAAACGATCTTCCCCAAGAATTTCATCTTTAGAAACTAATGTTCTCGGAATATACATTACCTCA